TAGACCCAGCAATCGCTAACATCATCGCATTCAACCTTGCAGGTACAATTGATACAGTCGCACAGACTGAACAACGTGGTGGTACTAACGTCATCTATGGTGGCACACGTACTAACACAGTAACAATTGCTGCTACAGACACAATCACTTCTGCTAACATCCGCAAGGCTGTTGCTAAGTTGCGTGCAGGTCTGTCAGTTCCACGCAAGGGCTCAATGTACTGGTGCGGAATTCACCCAGAAATCTCACACGACCTTCGTGCTGAGACTGGTGCTGGTGGATGGCGCTTGCCACATGAGTACAACTCAAATGAAAACATTTGGGCTGGAGAAATTGGTTCATACGAAGGAGCCTACTTTGTAGAGTCTGCTCGTATGTTCAATGATACTGATGGTGCTTCAAGCGCCAAGGTATACCGCACAATTCTTGCTGGCAAGGAAGCAATGGCTGAAGCCGTTGCTGAAGAGCCACATACAGTTATCGGTCCAGTCATCGACCACTTGATGCGTTTCCGCCCAATGGGTTGGTACGGCGTTCTAGGCTTTAAGCGTTACCGCGAAGCAGCCTTGTATCGTATTCTTAACGGTTCATCAGTCGCGTAATTGATTGACGGATGGGGCAGTAGTTACCGAAATCTCTACTGCCCTATCAGTAAGTTAATTAAGGAGAATAATGGCAACGTACACACTTGCGACACCAACCCTAGAACAGGGACACATTGGTGCTCACCGCTTGTTTACACACTTTAGACAACGCACTAAGAGTTATACTATCATTCTCAGCGGTGGTGTTTACTCCCTTATACAGTTTCCAACCGAAGATGAGTTAGCGGAGTATACTGCTTACTACATGGGTGGATGTCAACATACTGGAATTACTGAGGGTATTAGAACGGCAATGATTGCTGATGGTATTGTTACCTCGGTTAACTTCACAATAGAGTAGGGACAAAATGAATTGCGACCATATTAGTAAAATTGCTAAAGATGGATACAACTTAGTAGATGGACGAATGAAATATATAGTCCTACTGTGGGGTTGTACCGAGTGTGACGTCACATCAACTGAACAGTTATATGATATGAATGCACTATCTATACCCAAGGAACCTTGCAAAGAAAATTGTGAATGCTTTGGCTGTAAGGCTAAAGGTTTACAATTAAATGCAGGTGACGCCAGGGGCGATGTAAACGCAAGCGGCACTACTCAAAAGAAGTGGAACTCTGAACTTGAAGCATATCGCAGTGCTAGAGCCCAGGGTATCCAGCCTAATGGCACAAAGAGAAAACAGATAGAAGCAGCACATGATGCATCCGAAAAACTGGGTGCAGCATATGATGGTCAGACAATGATACAAGCAAAAAAGATAGACAAACCAACAGCCACCGTAATGAAAGAACTTAAGAAAGAAGGACTATAATGCCTAAAGTCGGAAAAATGACATTCCCATACACAGCAGCAGGTAAGAAGGCAGCAAAGAAAGCAGCCTATAAGACTGGTGAAAAGATGGAATCTAAGTCTATGAAGATGAAAGAAATGAAGATGGGTATGAAAAAGATGGGCAAGAAGAAGTAATGAACATGAAGCCTAAGCCTACTCCTAAGCCTACTGCAACCAAGAAGGCACCAATCAGTCCGGCCGAGAAGGCCCTCAATGATTTAATGAAGCAACGCAAGGCGCAATCCAAGAAAAATGGTAGTTGGCCAAACTACTATACAAACTAATGAAAAGTGGAGTAAAGCAGCATGGCTAAAGTAACTAGAACAATGGGCGTTATCGGTCCTGTGCCAACAAAGAAGACGGCACCTATTAAGGTTAAGCAAGACATGATTGACTCTATTAAGGCACAAGGAATGACTAGAGCGCTTAAGCGTGCTGGTGAAATCAGTGCCAAAGGTACAAAGGGTGAAGCAGAGTTTCTTGAAGGCGTACGTCGCATGTATGGCGCAAGTCGTGTAGCGGCAGCAACAAAGGCTGCAACACCAACAAAGCCTAAGATGGGCGCTAAGACAGTAATGGCACCAAAGGGTGTCGTCAAGCCAGCAACTAAGCCAACACCTAAGACAGCATCGAGTGGAATGAGCAAGTCCACTGCTGCTAAACTTGCCGGTGGAGCAATACTTGCTGGTGGAGCACTTGCTGCTAGAGGAACTCCAGTCGGTCGTGCAGCAACTGCTGCATTTGGAGTTGGTAAGATGGTAGCAGGAGCACTCGGTCGCGGTACAGCAACTAAGGCTCTAGCAACATCAGGTAAAGTTGCAGCAAAGACTAAGCGTCCAGTATCTCAAGCACAATACGATGCTATGAAGAAAGTGGCCGCAAAGCCAAAGAAGTTTGTAAAGACTAAGGCAGTTGTTGCTGGCGGTAGCGCAGTATCAATGATTCCAAATAAGAAAAAGTAATTAACGAAGGTGGGGACAATGGCTAAAGAAAAGAAAGAAACGCTAGCAGTCGCTTGGTGCGACAATGGCATGGTAGATGGCAAGTTTATGGAAGGTGTCGTAGACACCCTGATAAACTCTGGTGTAGAGTTCTGTGGCTCATTAAGAGCACACGGCAACCAGATAGCACAACAGCGAGAGATGTTAGTCAACCGCTGGTATGACAATAATAAATCTGACTGGCTATTATGGCTCGACTCAGATATTATGATTACTCCAGAGAAGTTTCTTAAACTCTGGAATCGTAGAGATGCTAAAGATGTACCGTTGCTTACTGGTGTTTACTTCACAAGTAATGAACCTGAGCAACCATTGATGAAGCCGCTAGCAACCGTTTATGAGTTTGCCGAGGCAGAGTTTGGTATTGGGATTAGGCGGCTAGACCCATTGCCTAAAAACACCTTTATGAAAGTAAGTGCTGCCGGTATGGGCTTCTGCCTGATGCATCGCAGCGTAATAACAAGAATCAAGGAAGCACTACCAGGAGTTCCATTCTTTACAGAAGTGGGCGCTAACAAGCAGTTCACTGGTGAGGACATCTACTTTTTTGCAGTAGTAAACAAAGCAGACATTCCACTCTGGTGCGATACTGGTGCAACCGTAGGACATATGAAGCGATTCAATATGGACGAACACTACTATGATGCTTTTAGTAGAGGTAAGGGTTATGCAGACTAAATATCCCAACTGGTTCGAGATGACTGCAAAAGAAAACTTTGAGTCACAACTAACACCTCTTGCTGGCAAGTTGGGTCTGAGATTTCTGCAGATTGGCGCCTTCACAGGCGATGCAACTGCATGGATGGTAGATAACATACTTACCCAGAAGAATTCAATCCTAGAAGATGTAGACATTTGGACTGGCTCGGATGAGGCAGAACATAAAGAGATGGACTGGTTAGACGTTGAACGTGTATACGATTCACGTATCGCTTTCCGTCCCAATGTAATTAAATATAGGATGGACAGCAAAGAGTTTCTTCGTTCTATTGAAGAACCAACCTTTGACTTTATCTACATAGACGGAGACCACACCGCAGAAGGTGTGCTACAAGATGCAGTTCTTTCCTGGAGATTACTTAAACCAGGTGGCATTATGGCATTTGATGACTATCTATGGGAAGACCCTAGGGGTATCGAGTTCCAGCCAGGCTGGTCAATAGATACCTTTGTGGGAGCAGTTAAGGACGAATCAGAAGTTTTACTATCAAACTCTCAAGTATGGCTAAGGAAGAATGATGACAGCAGCCTGGACACGTAAAGAAGGCAAAAACCCTAAAGGCGGACTCAATGCCAAGGGCAGAGCATCTTACAAGGGTGGCACCCTTAAAGCCCCTGTAAAGGCTGGAGATAACCCTAGAAGGGCATCTTTCCTAGCCCGTATGGGTGGAATGCCAGGGCCAGAGCGCAAGCCTGATGGCTCACCAACAAGATTACTTTTATCCCTACAGGCATGGGGTGCATCATCCAAGGCTGACGCCAAGGCTAAGGCTGCAGCAATCTCTAAGAGAAACAAGGCTAAAAAATGAAGAAGGCAAAATCTAAAGTAAATCAGGCTGGTAACTATACCAAGCCAGGCATGCGTGCTTCTTTGTTTAAGAAAATTAAGGCTGGCTCTAAGGGTGGAGACCCTGGTGAATGGTCTGCTCGTAAGGCTCAACTACTTGCTGTTCAATACAAGAAGGCAGGCGGAGGTTACAAGTAATGGCATTGGCTAAATCTCAACAGTCTCTTAAAAACTGGGGCGCACAGAAGTGGAAGACTTCTGACGGTAAACCATCAAAGGGCAAGAAGAGATATCTGCCTGCTGCCGCTTGGGCTTCTCTAAGTCCAGCAGAAAAAGCAGCAACCAATAAGGCTAAGGCTAAAGGCAATGCCAAAGGTAAACAATTTGTAAAGCAACCTAAATCAATTGCAAAGAAAACAGCGGGGTATAGATAATGGCACTAGGCAAAGAAGGTAGCAGTCTAACTGCAGAACTTAATCGTCTTGCTGGTACAACTGGCAAAGCAGACCAAAGTGCAGCAAATACTTACGCCAGCACATCTGGCTTAGGAGTTGTTGCTGCCCTTAATAAAAAGGTTAGCGCTAATCGTCAGCCCTCTGCATACAAGGGCCTTAATGCTATCTGTAATGAACTGGCATCCACTACTGGAAAATCAGCAATTGCTGCGTTAAGGAGCATAAACGTATAATGGCTACATTATCAGATATGATTAATGAGGTATCAATAAACCTCTCTGGTTACACGCTTCAACAATACCGTGCTACTCACCTTATAACAGATGTTGCAGCAACCGCTTCAACCATTGCGGCACCAATTTCTCTATCTCTTGCATCTACTGACAGCGTAGGTAAGGGTATCGTTGAAATTGATGAAGAACTATTCTGGGTAGATAACTACGATAGAATTGGCAATACAGCAACTATTGCTCCATACGGTAGAGCATACCTAGGTACTACTCTTGCTGCTCACACAGCAGGCACCAAGGTTACCATCGCTCCCACTTTCCCTCGCTTTGTAATTAAGCGAGCAATCAATGATACTATCAGCGCAATTGGTTCATCTATCTTTGCAGCCAATACAACTACAATTACATCTAACTCTGCAGTCTCAGCCTTTAGGTTACCCGCTACTGGCACTACAATAAACATTCGTGGAATTCTTGCTGTTGCATACCAAGCACTAGGTGCAAGCAAGGAATGGATTCCTATTCGTAACTATCGTTTTGATGGTAATGCTAATACAACCGCATTTACTAGTGGTCAAACTTTATCTATCTATGATTACATCCCTTCGGGACGTACTGTTCAAGTTGTGTATTCTACTAACCCAGTTGCCTTCCCGGACTTAGCAACTATTGCATTAACTAATGCACAAGTCTTTGAAACAGTATCAGGCCTTCCAGCCTCTTGCAAAGACCTAATTATTCTTGGTGCTACCTATCGTCTGCTATCTAACCTTGACCCAGCACGTGCTTCAATGGTTAGCCCACAGGCAGATGAGATTGATTCGAAGCGTCCATACGGTTCATCTCAATCACTTACCAAGCAAGTTTATGCTTTGTTTAATCAACGATTAAATGAAGAGATTAAGAAACAGCAAGACAAATATCCTATCCGTGTCCACTACTCCCTTTGATAGGCAGATAAATGACAACTAGAAAATAC